ATCACGACCAGCCAAATGCTGCTTGTCCGGGAAGCGCTCAAACGGGCTAAGACGCTACTCGTTTACCGGGTCAACACCGGAACCAAAGCAGCCGTCACGAGCGGGAACTTGACGGCAACGGCCAAATGGGGCGGCGCTCGCGGTAATAACGTCACCGTCGTGATCCAGACCAATATTGACGACAACGCCAAATTCGACGTCAAAACGCTCGTCAGCGGCTCCGTATACGATACGCAAACGGTCGCGAATATCGCGGGTCTTGTCGCTAACGATTGGGTCGTCTGGAGTGGCACGGGCACGCTGGCTACAACCGCGGGTGCTCCACTGGTTGGAGGTGCAGACGGAACGACAACCAATCAGGACTATGTCGACTATCTGGCGGCGGTCGAAATCCTTGATTTTAATACGATCGGGTTGCCGTCAACGGATAATACGCTCAAATCGACGTTCGTCGCTTTCGCCAAGCGCCTCCGGGACGACGAGGGGAAAAAGATTCAGGTTGTTTTGGAGAACTATCCGACGGCCGACTACGAGGGCGTCATCGGTGTCAAGAACGGAGTCATCCTCACCGATGGAACGACGCTCACGGCGGCGCAGGCGACCGCGTGGACGGCGGGGGCGACTGCTGGCGCACAGAACAACCAATCGCTGACTTACGCGGCTTACGATGACGCTGTGGACGTCGCAACGCGTTACACTAACGCGCAAATCATCGCCGCGCTGCAAGCCGGGGAATTTTTATTCACGGCCAACAACGGCCGGGCCCTCGTTGAGAAGGATATCAACACCTATACGAGCTTTGTGCCGGCCAAGAACAGAGCATTTTCGAAAAACCGAGTGCTCCGGGTGCTGGATGGCATCAACAACGATTTCAATCGGATTTTCAGCGAATTCTATTTGGGGAAAGTCGACAACAACCCGGAAGGCCAAAATTTGCTTAAGGCTGAGATTATCAAGTACTTGGAGACGCTGCAGAACATCAGCGCGATTCAAAACTTCGACTCCCAAACGGACATATTTGTCCAGCAGGGGACGGAGACGGACAGCGTGTATGTCGAGGTTTACATCCAGCCGGTGGATGCGATCGAGAAAATTTATATGAAAGTCGTGGTGAGATAACATGTACTTCCGTGAATCCGATGCGATCAGCGGTAAGCAGGCAAAGGCGATCGCGACCATTAACGGTCGTGTCGAAGAGTTGTTTTACGCCAAGAGTCTCGAGTCCACGATCGAGAAAAACAAGGCGGACGTGCCAACGCTTGGCCGGACAAACGTAGGCAAAAAATCATCCGGCTGGAACGGTACGGGGACAATGACGGTTTATTATGTCACTACCATTTTCCGGGATCTGATGCTGACTTATATCAAGACAGGCCGAGATTTCAATTTCGACCTGCAGGTCATCAATGAGGACCCGACTTCCAGTACTGGCCGGCAAACAGCCGTGCTGAAGGAATGCAACCTGGACAACTTGATCGCTGCCAAATTCGATACAACGACGGACGATATGCTGGACGAGGAATTGACCTTTACCTTCAGCGATTACGATATTTTGGATCGATTCAACACACTGACCGGCGTATAACCCCAAGGAGGCAATTAACCTATGTCAACATTGCAAGATTTTCTGAATAGCAACCCCGTCGACAATGTGACGGATGACGTCGCCATTTCAGACCGATTCCGAGACGCGGACGGCAACCTGCTGAAATTCACAATCCGGGCCATGAAGGGCAATACGTTCGAGGATATCCGGAAGAAATCCATGAATATCCGGAAGAATGGCAAAGTCGAAATGGACGCACAGAAATTTAACGAAACGGTCGTCATCGATCATACCGTCGTTCCAGATTTCAAGGACGCTGCCAGTATCCAAAAGCTCGGATGCATTACACCTTCGGATTATCTGAATCGGGTGCTGCTGCCCGGAGAGGTGGCCGAACTGGCCGAGCAGATCCAGCGTCTGTCCGGATTCGGGCGCAGTATGGAAGACCTGGTTGAAGACGCAAAAAACTAATCAAGGAGGACGATGCGGACGCGAACTATGCGTACTACGCCCTCCACAAGTTCAGTAAATGGCCGTCCGAGTTTCTTTCCTTGCCGCGCGAGGAACGGGCATTCGTAATGGCTGCAATCGATGTACGGATGGCTGCCGAAAAGAAGGCAGCAGCGAAACGGTAATGTTCCTTCCCCGTAAAGATGTGATATAATGCGTGTGGTAAAATTGTCCATTAACGGGGAGGGGCATTGTTCATGAAGAAAGTCCTTTTACTATGTTTATTGACGGCCATATTTGTTGTTGGAGGCTGCTCGTCGTCTGAGCCGAAAAGTACGTTGACGTTGGATAAGTTCATAAAGGCGTATACGGATGCAGGGGTTACGGTTGATCCGAAGGAAAAGCCAATAGCTGCATCAGTAGGGGCAAAAGATGGGATAATTTTTTACATGGGAACTTCGCCAGTAAAAATATACGAATATGAGTCAGTGAAGAAAATGCAAGATGCATTCAAAGACTTTCCTGAAACAAAGGAATTCCCTAATAAAGATAGATTTCTTCTGGTCACACAGAAGGATGAGGCAAAGGAAATCTTCAATAACGTAAAATAAGACGATCACAAGCACTCTCCTAGAGGGTGCTTTTTATATTTCCCTCGAAAGGAGGGTAAGCATGTCTACTATTAATTCGACCTTGCGAATGATGGATGCCATGACACGTCCATTGCGAAACATTACGCAGGGGATGCAGATGTTAATCTCGACCATGGAACAGATGCAGCGGACGTCCGAGCGAGATGAGAAAGTGAGTAAGATGTTGTCGGCCACAAAAAGTAAGATCGCATCTGCCGAGGCTGATATCGCCCAATCTATAGAAGCGACGACCAAGGCACAGGAAGCCGCGATGAGAGCTGCCGAGCAGGAGGCGAGAGCAAACAGAGCGATCGCAAAAGCGAAGGGGAATGCTGCTTCTGCCGAATCGGACATTGCCAAATCAACAAATGCGACATCTAAAGCGAAGGAAGCCGTGCAGCGGGCTACCGAAGGTGCAGCCAAGGCTCAAGAGCAACATAATCGATCGATTCAAACTGCTGAGAGGAGCTCTTCTCGATTACTCGAGACCGTCAAAGGGCTTGCAGCGACATACTTGACCATTGAGGGCTTAAAGCGGCTCGGATCGGCGACGATTGGCGGTGCGATGGAGCAGCAGAAGATGGAGGATATGTTCATTGCTCGATCAGGGAATGAGGCTGTAGGTCGGGCCATGTTTCAGCAATTCCGTTCGGAGGCATTGGCGGCGGGGCAGGATGTACAAAAAGCATTGACCGGCTCGCTCTCCTTCTTCTCGATGACACAAAACGTGAATCAACTTTCTAAACTTAATAACATTGCGACCCGACTTGCTGCATTTGATACGACAGGACAAGGGGTCGAGGGGGCGGCCTTTTCGATCAAAGAGGCCATGAGTGGCGACCTTATTTCTCTTTCGGAACGATTCAACATGAATAAGGCACAGATCCGTTCAACAGGTCTGATTGATTTTGCTAAAGCAGGGAACATTGAGGGTTTCATCAGCGCATTCAACAAACTCCTGAACATGCAACGTATGGGCCAAGAAGCATTCGATAAAATGCTGGCATCGCCGACAAAGCAGTTGGAGATATTGCAAAACAACATGCGCTCAGGATTTGCAAATGCCGGGCAAGCGGCGATGAAGTCTTTATTGCCATTGATCGTGATGCTAAATCAGGCTTCGCAAGCCGGTAAATTCCAGCCTCTCTTTGATCTGTTAAGCAAGGGCTTGGCGGCGGTGGTCAACGAGGCGCTATGGTTAATTAAGATTCTTGGCCAGATATACCATTTCTTCTCGAACAACTGGTCAACGATCGAGCCGATTCTATGGGGAATAGTCTCTGTATTTGGTGCCTACCTAGCGATTACGAAACTTGCGACAGCAGCTTCCGCTCTTCAAACGGCAGCGACAACACAGGGAACATTAGCTTATGCGGGCATGACGCTTGCTACTCGTGGACTCACAGCAGCATGGGCTTCCTTAAATACAGTCATGAAAGCCAACATAATCATCTTGATCATATCTTTGGTGATCGGGCTCGTTGCCTGGTTGGTTCATCTATGGAAGACCAACGACGATTTCGCTGCTGGATTTATGCGGACTTGGAATATAGTTCTAAACTTTTTCGACCAGGTCCCGATATTCTTCCAGAGGGTTGGCAATGGGATTGTGAGTGTATTCGAATGGGCCAAGGCCAAATCGCTGCAGCTTATGGAAGATATGATCAATGGAGTGATTGATCGAATAAACGGTCTTATACAGCTCTTAAATAAATCCGGTGTTGTAACTCTAGAAGCGATAGGGAAAGTCGAATTCGCGGCAACAGCAGCAGCTCAAGCCGACTACTTGAAGAAGGCCGGCGAAGACGCTTTGTCTGCCATGGAAGGCAGCGCAGCAGCAAAAGCCGCAGCCCGCGAACAAAAGGTACTGGATATGATCGATAGCCGGGCCGCTAAGCGGGCAACAAAACAACCAGCAGCAGCAGCCCAAGAGAAGTTCGATTTCACCGCTTGGAACCAGCAGGCCGACATCGATCGAATTAACAGCGTCGGAGAGGTTGGCAAGATAAAGGACAAGGTCGACATCAGCAGCG